GCGGTCAATAAAGCCATGACGGACTGCTACAAGTACGCTCTACGCCAGGCGTTTATGATCGAAACTGGTGATGATCCAGACCAGAGTCAACCAGAGGAACGGAAATCGAGTAAAGGCGGTAAGCCAGCAGGCTTGAAAGAGGCTGCCCAGGAACTTGGCGGGGTACCAAGTAAGTCAGAAAAAGTTGAACTGACCTATGAAGAGGCAAGCGCTGTTACTGCCGAGGACGGAACCCCTTATGGCAAGTTGAAAATGGAAGAACTGACAACCCGTTTCAACTCGATGACCAAGTACAAGAAAGATAACCCCGACAAGTTTACCCAGGAGCACGCCATGAAGATGGCTGCTATCAAGGTTCTGATCGCCAACTACAAGGATGTAATGAAAACGGCTGGTGACCAGGCTGATCGTGCTGCTGAAGAGTTGTTCGGCGGTCAAGGAGAGATTCTTGGATAATACAATATTGAAGATCGAGGCAAGTATCAAGGTAGCCTGGTTCAGTATCGTAGGTTTCTTCTTTGTGATTCAGGTTATTGTTATCCCCTTGTTTCAAGAATACGCCGTGCGCTACGTCCACGAAATGGATCGCCGGGCGATTGAAGAAATAAGAAAAAAGGGATTGCTGAAATGAAAATAGTTGTCGTTGTTCTTCTCGTGTTGTGTGTTATTGCACTTTTGGCGGCGTTGTGGCTTGCGATTGTGTTCATGGGCTGGGAAGAATAGCATGCACTACTACTATGAGTACCACGGTGGGGCGATGTTTCTGTTGGTACTCATAGTAAGTGCAATAATCATAGGATGGATAATATGTATGATTGTGGACAGAGACGACACATAATCCTCAATGAGTCAGAACAGGCACTGGCAAAATATTTGGTCTGGCGCTGGGGAATGTACGAAAAAACAGCAAAGAAGATGATCGCACCTAATTTGAGTGGGGCGGCGAACAATTCCAACAACCTCAATGCGATAGGCGCAGAGATCGGTTACTGCCGGCTGATGAACGTGTACCCAAACCTGTGGGTCTGGGGAGATCAAGATAGACCTAGAGGTGCTGTGCATGACGCTGTTTTGCCAGACGGAAGAACGGTAAATGTAAAACAGAGCAGCCGGCACGGTGATGAATACGATCTTATTGTTCCGATCCATAACTACTCGAGACCAGATATTTACGCTTTGCTGGTTGGCGAATTTCCAGAGTATTACTACAGGGGATACATCGAGGCAGATAAGATCATCCAGGAGCACATGATAAATAAAAAGTTGCCCGTCCCGGCATATGCGTACCCAAGAAGGGAGTTGAAAATATAATGGCAAAGCGCACCCCAGAACAAATTCAGCACAAACTTGTTATCCTGGTATCGGAGTATGAACAATTGAAAGAAAGTATAAAAGATACAAAGGACAGGCTGGACAAAGTAGAAAAAGACGTGAAAGAGATCAAAGAAAAGACTCCCGAGGAAAACAAGGAATGACCACTTTGGAGTTGTACGAAAAGATTGTTGCCAGGCGTGGTATGTTCTGTGAGTATTGCGGCGGCAAAAAAGGTACGGAGTTGCACCACTGTCTATACCATAGACGTCGAGGGGCGACGTTCCTGGACTGTGAAGAGAACCTTGAGTTGCTGTGTAACGCCTGCCATGCCAGGGGCAGCGTAAATTCCTGGAGGCACCGAGTAGAATTTTATATCAAACAGTGTGGCGTATATGGTTCTTCCCACATGGAAGAGTGGAACGACTCGTTACCTCTCAAAATAAGACAGAGGTTCGTATGAACTGGGATATGTTTTCAATAATAGTTGCTACGTTGGCGATCTTTATAAATATCTTTGTGATTGTTCGCCGGAGGCTCCGGGAAGATACAGAGATGGAACTTGCAGAAAAAGACTATCTTCGTGAGTGCATGAAGAGCGAGATCATGGCTGGGTACACTGGTTTTCGGGATCGCTGGTCAATGGAGGAAGGTCACCAGCAAGACGCCATGAGATACGTTGCTGCTGCCGTAAACAGGGAAGATACCTGCCTGTATTGTGGCACGGTCAGTGACAATATTGGTTCGTGTCCAAAGTGCGGATCACCAAAACCACGTTGTATTGCAGGAGGAGAAAATGAGTGAGTTTATCGAACGGCTGAAAGTGATACTGGATGACGCTGATTTCGAGGGATTTCTGCGTGAAGGCGAAGGGGAAGAAATTATCGCTCATGTCGCCGAGTTGGAGGCAGAGAACAACAGGCTGAACGCAGAGCGTGATACCCAACGGGAGTTAATTGGAAAAACCGCCGAGTCTATTTACGGAGAATACCACGACATGCGAGTTGAAATCGAGCGGCTGAACGCAGAGGCAATAACGTGGGGCGAATTGAATATAAGCCTACTTCAAACCATATCGGAACGCCAACAGGTAATTGATGACTTGAACGCAGAGCGCAGGTGGATTCCGGTGAGTGAGAGATTGCCGGAAGTTGACGACGGATATTGCGTTGATGTTGTTATGGTGAACATGCGTGACGTTGACCCGCACCCGTCCCAATGTATGTATGACAAACAAGGGGGTTTTGAACATCTTTCAACGACCCACTGGATAGACCTGCATAAGTGGATTGACGGCTTGCCCCTACCTCCCGCCCCTGAAAGCGAGGGGGAATGAGTGAACTTAAGGCGTGTCCGTTTTGTGGCGGTAAAGTTGGTGTTTATAAAATGATTGGTTTACTTGGACACGAACACCCAGGTTTTGTAAGGTGTGATTGTGTTGATGGTGTATCTGTAGCAAGATGGAATGACCGCCCCATCGAGGACGCTCTCCGCACCGACCTTGCCCGCCTGACAGTCGAATTAGCCACCGTAGAGGAAAAGAAAGAGACCGTGTTCGAGGTAATGAGTAATACGATTGCCCGCCGTGACGACATCATCAAGCGGCTGGTGGAGGACGCAGCACATTTATACGATTCGCTTTATGCTCGGATTTGTTATAGCCGCGACTTGCGTGGGTATCAGCAATTAATCGACTCTCACCGTGCGCTGATGAAGGAACTAAACAATCAATCAGAAAACAAACAGGAGAATTGAAATGAAAAGATATGTTGAGAAATTTATGTTTTGGTTCGTCTGGAAACTTCCGAAGCAGTTAGTCTATTTCTGTGCTATCAGAGCCGCTGCAAACGCAACGTGTGGCGAATATAGCAACAAAACACCGGACGAGGTAAGCATTATGGATATGCTTGGCGCTTGGGAGAATAACAGGGGCGGTGACAAATCTTTCCGAGACGTGCGCTGATGAAGGAGGTGGAGGGATGAAAGTATTGGACGAACTATATATCAAATACGACGAAATGGGCAGGATGGTACTACCAAAAGACCCGGCTCTGGCGTGGTGTAATGTTGTAGTTGACCACCAGTACGGCAAGAATTTTTACATTACCAAAAGATACTTGAGGTACAATATCACCAAAGGGCACTGGGAGGAGTCTGAAAAACAATTAATCTGGACAAAGGTGATTTATGTCGATGGCGACTTGCCCGTGTACCCCCCGGCTGGACTCCTGAAAAAGATAAAAAGGTTTCTGTGGAGGTTGTGGTGATAGGGTTTTTCGTTGAAGGAAAACCAGTACCAAAACAATCGTTCCGCATGGCGAACGGTCACGGGTACACGCCGGATCATGTAGTTGCGTGGCACAATACCGTGAATGGCGTTGCTCATAATGTGATGAATGAGGGCGGGTATGAAATGTATACCGGCAAGATATGTGTGGTGTTGGAGTTTCTCTTACCAACCCGGCGCCGGGTAGACCTGGACAATTTATCGAAGAACATTTTGGACGCCTTAAATAAGGTGTGTTATAAAGATGACGCCCAGATTGCTTGCTTACACTTGTACAAAGAATACTCAAAAGAGATGCCTGGTGTAAGAATAAAAATTAAGGAGGTGTATGAGGAAGTACCAAAGATCGCCAAAGGAACAGATCGGGTGGTATATGAGCAGGAACCGTGCGGTGATAGACCTGTACCGCAGCGGGATGAAAATTGAGGAGATTGCGTGGAAGTACAACCTGTGCACAGCAACTGTGCGGCGAGTTTTGTACTCAATGCTCCCAATAGAGGAGTACAACCCGTTCATCAAGAAGGGATTGCAACTTGGAAACCAAAATAACTGAACTTCCCCGTACTGCAAAGGTAAACGACTTACCAAATGATTATGTTGGGTACTGGATTGGTGACGGGATCAAAAAGAACGCATATACAATAGAGGAGGCTCTGGCAAAATTTGAAAAACAGTACGGGTACACACCAGAAAGTGCCGTAAAATGGCAGGAATACCTGCTCGTCGTGAGAACCGATAAAGACCCGCCAAAAAACAGTTTGTTTGTCGGGTATAATAAAACAAAAAGGAGTAAATGAAATGGAAATCTGGAAAGACGTACTATCTATATTTGCCGAGCAGTTTATGTCTGTTGTACTGCCGGTGCTTGTGTCTGCCCTAGCGGTGTTAGCCGTTGCGAAGATCAAGCAGGTTGTCGCCAATATCAAATCGAAGTTGTCAGAAGAAATGGCGTGGGCGCTTGACGAGGCAGTTGTTGCCGCTGTTAATGCTGCAGAGCAAGCCAATCTCGCCGGGTTCATTACCGACAAGAAAGAATATGCTATTGATGTGGCGCAGGAATGGTTGGAGTTCCGGGGGTTCAAGATCGATCTTGCTGTTATTGTGGCAAAGATCGAGGCTGCTGTCTGGACTGAATTAAATCGCAGCAATCCATTGAAGAACGAGTCCTTGCGAGCACAAAACGAAGTCAAACTTGAACTTGCTGAAGCCGGCGTCGAATAACAGTAGGCGTATTTACGATGTGATAAGGGACTATCCAGGTCGTACGATAGAAGAGTTGAGTTCTATCACGGGGCTGGATAGTCCCACTGTCCAGTGTATTGTTGACGAAACAGAAGGAACTGATTTTTTGCTCATGGAGGATGAAGATGGAAGAATATTTAACGCAGAACCCGGAGCGGCTCGAACAAATTGAACAAGACTTGAAGAGGGTTCCAATAAATGGATGGAACTACCCGAGGGTTCTTGTGTTTATCCCTCTTGAAAGAACAATCTCATACGCAGACTCCGTACTCCCACAGATCACGCAGATCGCCCAGCGGGGCGCTGATTTTATCTGGTCGGAGTATTCCCCGGTAGCAATCAGTAGAAACAAAGCAGCGATCCAGTTATTGGGAACCGAGTTTACCCACGTTCTTATGCTTGACCTTGACCATGTACACCCGGCAGATATTGTTGAAAGGCTGGCGAAGTGGGCGATCATCTACCCAGATATTCAGGTAGTTGGTGGTCTAAATTATGGTCGCCGCCCCCCGTACAATCCTTGTATAGGGATCAAGAACGATAAGGGCGAGTTTACTTTTCCAACAAAGTTTGAGAAGGGAAAGTTGCTCGAGGTTGATATGCTGGGAACGGGCTGCATACTTATCAATAGAACAGTCTTTGAGGACTTGACCCCGCCATGGTTTGAGAATGATTTTTCTATGTGGGAAACCGGGTATTATGCTGGCGAGGACACTGTGTTTTCAAGGCGCTGCCGTGAGGCTGGTATACGGCTGTTCTGTGATCCAGACGTAACATCCCCTCACATAGACTACCATACTGTGAAAGAAGAAACCTGGAGGTCGTACTATGCAAGATCGCATTAAGGAGGTTTGGGATGCGTACCACAACCTGCACCAGGGCGAGACTTGTTTGGTAATTGGGAACGGGAAGTCCCTGGCTGACGAGACCAACGAGTTCCTGTGCTCATATACCTCTTTTGGAACGAACCGTATTTACCTCAAAAACTTTGTTCCAACCTATTACGTGTGTATCAACGAGTTGGTTGCGAGTCAATACAAGGATGATATTGGTCACCTTGGGACGGTGAAGTTTGTCACTGAAAAGGTGAAGATACCTGGGAGCATAGAGCAGATACCCCTCCACTCTTTTTACACGATGGCTTTCTCGCATGAACCATGGAAGGGCGTAAACGAGGGGAACACGGTCACTTACGTTTGTCTGCAGTTGGCTTATTGGATGGGGTTCTCTACCGTTCTTCTTGTTGGAGTGGATCACTCATACAAGTTTGACGGTGCTCCTCACCAGGAATTGGTGGCTGCTGGCGCAGACCCGAACCACTTTGATCCACACTACTTTTCTGACAATAAAGTTTGGAACGCTCCAGACCTTGAAGGATCAGAGCGGGCGTACAAGATCGCAAAGCGTGTGTTTGAAGAGGACGGCAGGAGGATCATTAACATCACCCCTGGCACCGCTCTCGATGTTTTTGAAAAGGAGGAAGATTATGGCGAGTCATAAAGAAATACTGGACGACATTAAAGCGAGAATGGTTGGGCGTATAGCGACAGAGGACGACGAAATGCTTTTGCTGGGTGATATGATCCAAACCCTTGGCGGCGGTAATCACCTCGAGATCGGGGTTTTGTTCGGCGGCTCTCTGGTGTTTGCCGGCAGCCTGCTTAACCAGATGGGTTCGATAGACGATGATCCTCTGGTTGTTGGCATTGATCCACTTGATGGCTACTACAAAGGTCACCCGGATTACGGAAACGAATTAGACCCGTGTACGGGCTTGAAGGTTGATCCAGAGACCGTGCTTAATAACCTGGACTTGCTCACTTTTTCAAATTACCTCCTGTGTTGCGTGAAAAGCGATCCATTCCCGTTCGTTGGCATGGACTTTGATACTGTGTTTATCGATGGCGACCACGAAGGGTATATGCCATATCGTGACTTTCGGAACGTAAAGGATATAGCAAAAGCGATCATGTTTGATAATTTCGATGGTGCGCACCACGAGGTAATGCTCGCTGTGGCGCTTGCGCTACGAGAGGGATGGAGAACCTGGAAGAAAACAGAACACGGGATAGTGATTGTGAGACAAAATGACAACCGTTAATGCAATTGTCTCTGCTTACTACTGTGAAGAGTGGCTGGATAACAGGATCAGAAACCTCCTGGAACAGACCAGGCAGGTAACCCCTATTATTATATGCCCTATGGGTAGTAAGGAAGAAAAGATAGCCAGTAAGTACAAAGAGTGCAAGATATTCACTCCCTATTTACCCCCGCACCTGGTTCCGAACGTGTACGAGGCGTGGAATATGGCGCTGGATTTTGCTAGTGACTACGTGATGATCGCCAACTCGGACGATCTCTTGAGGAACAATGCCGTTGAGGTCATGGCTGGTACCCTGGACGAAAACCCTGATGCTGGTTTGGTGTATGCTGACAGCGTGATCGTAAAAGAGCAGCACGGTGATCCTGTTGGGTTTCTTGATCTACGTGATCCAGACAATGACCTTTATGACGGGTGTTACATTGGGCATTTCCCCATGTACAGGTCGATCCTGCATAAAAAATATGGTTTATATGACACCACTTATGATATTGCTGGGGATTACGAGTTCTGGATGCGGCTGCAGCGGGCTGGAGTGCTTTTCACTCACCTGAAGTACCGCCTGGGCGAGTTCTGGGACAGGGGAGATAACCTCGAGTTCCGAAAAGCAGACCGGTTGATATGGGAAAACGCAAAGATAAAGAGGTTCTATGGCAGGCTATGATGATATTCTCGAACCAGACGACATAAACGAGTTACTCTCAATGAGAGATCACTCTACGTTTGCACAGTTCCGGGTTGGTGATCTGGCAAACAAGTATACGCACCGTGCCAAGGATTTTGGTGTGACCAAGGCTTTTATGTATTCGGCAATTGGATCATACTATGGCAAGCAGGCACGAACCGTGCGCTCGTATTCTGTGGTGTCCTCATTCTACCCGCAACAGATAAGAGAGCGGTACCCGATCCTGTCCTTTGACCATTTCAAAGTGGCTATGAGATCAGATGACTGGGAAAGGGTTCTTGAATGGGCGATAGGCTCCATGGACTCCAGACCCCAGACGGTGGACGCCTGCATATCCGAGTTCGCAATAAAAGAGGCAAATAGCGAAAGCCTGGACTCTGTGCTTCAGCCTATCAGGAGGTACATAATAAACCTCCCCCGTTTTCTGCGGGAGAGGATCGAAACAATCCTGGAACAGATCGAGGAAATAATTAAGGAGGCGGTCAGTTGACCACCTCTCTTTTTACTTTTCGTGTATAAACACGTGAGTCCCCTCTTTCGCCTCGAGTAAGACCTCTTGAAACTTTTCCTCAAAGTGCATGGCAATTGGGTTTTTCCCGTACCCGTCCAGGACTTTGTGCCTGCACTTTGGACACGCCCACATATCAGCACGCCAGATTTTGTACGGCTCTTTGTCGAGGAAGGTCTCAATGGCATATACGCCAATTCCTATTTGGACGTACTCGACCTGGCATTTAACGCACGCTAATTTTGGCATTTTACTCCTCTTTTTTCCAGTTGAATGTGGTTCTATCGATCTCAACCCACTGATCTTCGCTGTTGGCAAATTTGCGCTGCACGACTACCATCGTGCAGGGGAACAGTTTTGATATTTTATCTGCCTTCTTGATTGCCTCGGTCTCGTCTTTTATTTCGAGCGAGTAGTTTGGGTTCGGTGTATTTACCACGATCCGGTACGTTACATTATTTCTTGCCATTTACTCCTCCTCTCTTTTTTGCGATCATGGCTGCCTCTTTTTTTACGCACGCTGCACACAACCATTTCCCGTTGACCTCCTCCAGGTCATCAAAGAAACAATCAACCTGGCACCCCTCGCAAACCGCCTCGTCGGGTTCCTCTGGAGGATCGTAGTACCTGTCGTCCCTTGGGTTATACCCCTGGTTCATTTTCAACTCCTATTTCGTGGATCACTCCACACTCAACTTTTGACGGGCACAACTGCAGCACCGGACGTGCTGGGCAGTGCTTGAAGATGTCTTGGTGGTCAAGCCTGAACTGTACTGCCTGTTCCCTAGTCTCAAATTCAGCAAACACGCCCTTGTCCCAGTTTACGATACTATACCTATTCATCGTCTCTCTTGGCTCCAATTGCTTTTCTGATATTGGCAAGCGCCTCCTCCCTCCCCCACATTCTGTAGGTGCTGAAGATCACAGACAGAGGTTTCCTGAAGTCAACAGGCTTATTGTTCTCGAGGATGATCTCTGCCTCGTCCCCCCATAGCCATACCCTTTCATTTTCCCGGTAGTGAAAACCGAGCGCTTGCAGTACCGCAGGGATACACATTGGTACGACGGTGTATTCAAAGGGGTATTCAAAATCTTCTGGCATTATTTCCTCCTTTCATATATGTCGTAGGCGATCAACCCGATCACGAACCCGATCACAAAACTCCAAAACAAGGGTTCGGATAGCATTAATACACCTTTGCTCCCAGTCCCTCAAGGCGTAGTACTGCCTCGTTGTAGTGGATCAGTTCTTTCTCAACTCCCAGGAACCGGCGCCTGGTCTGGAAACAAGAGACCCCGGTGGTTGCGCTCCCGGCAAATGGATCAAGCACCAGATCACCCATCTTGGTATGGTTCCTTATCAGGCGTGTCATCATGGACACCGGTTTCTGGTACGGATGCAGTTTACCGTCAACAAGGTCAGTGAACACATTGGTGTACTGGCTCCAGTGGTTGGTTGTGTCCCAGGTTTCACCGTTCCACACCTGGATCATTTCAACGAATCTGGAGTAGGACTTGCTGGTGTTCTTGGTTGAGATCGGCTTGACCCAAAACAACCACTGGTCACACGTGCGCTGCCATTGGTTTTCTGGAGGACAGAACACGATCACGGCGCCCAGTGATATACGGGTAAACTGTGCCTGGTACCATGCTTTGGTCACCTCATTAAAATCATAGGGTGGATCAGTGATGATGGCGTCAACAGACTTGTCTGCCAGTTCGAGAAGAAACTCTGCGGAGTCCCCAAAGTGCATGACTATAGCCATTGTTATCCCTCCACTATAGCGGAGCAGAGGTTCCTGATCCTGTCATACACCTTTTTTGCCAGGTCGCCCTGGATCAAGCGGGTACTTGCTCCGTCACTGAAGTCGATCAACAGATTGTACTTTGGATCGTTGTTGTATAACTCGTTGTATGCCTCGAAGTGTACTTGGGATACGTTATCGAGGTTAATTACTATGTCAATCGGCTTAATATACATTAGGTTCATTCTTCCTCCTTCTTCATTTTGTGTATGATCTGGTGCCTGCTGCACAACAGCAGCCGCCAGCCATTAAATGATCCTTTGCCAGCAACCCAGCGAGGCTTACATTCCCTGGAACAGATCATTGTTTCCTCTGCCTTGCTGCCCAGGATATGGCGTCTGCGATCCAGTACGGCTCAATGTCATAAGAAACTAATTCATCGAGTCCGCTCCACTCGCCGGTGATCCTTGTGCCCTGGCGGTCAAAGATCGTTATTTCTGCGTCTGGCGACACGATCTTCTCGGTTGTCAGTTCGATTATACACGCCTTTACTCTCACCTCAACAGCGTACCCGTTCTCAAAGTCCAGCCTGAACCCGTTAATGCGTGTGGTAATTTTCGGTTCCATTTATACCTCCTTTCCAAATATTTCGTCCATGGGGTTTTCGTCCTCGTTCCCCAGGATATACTCGAGAACCTGCAGCAGCACGTGCAGGCGGTCATTTTTCGTCCTGTCATGGATCGTGCTTTTGTTCCCGATCTCGTCTACCAGGTAGTTGTATACCTCTTCAGCCCTTACACTCAAAACCCGCTCTTCGCTTGCGTTCATAAGACCTCCTCTCTATGGTTGATCGAACCAGTTGAATAAACAGCCCAGGATGATAATGGCGATAACGAGGCAGTTCATTCTGTCATCCTTTTCATAAACGCAGACAGGCAGGATCGAAATAAACTCGGCTCCACTGTAGCCATGTTTCCAATTTCAAATGCTTTCACGTTAAGAACCTTGGCAGAGATCATCACATACTCCTCAAAGGTTGTGGGGAACCCAGTGCTGCCGCTCGCCCTGGTGTAACGGGTATTGAACAGGCGCATGATCTTGTACACCCGCTCCACATCCTCAATACTCAAGGTACCCATGCACCGAAGGCTCCAGCCGTACCATGCGTGCTCTTTCAGGTAGGCGTTATTCTGTGCCTCAAACCGGAGGTGCTCATACCCGTAGTACAAGTCCTCGGCGTGGTTCGGCACGGTTTCAAGGGTGATTGGATCAGCCGGCACCAGGTCAACAGTTATGATGTTGTACATATCGCCGGGGCGGTTGTTTGAGTACGCCCTCATTTTTAGTATTTTTTCCACATTATCCTCCTCTCTTGGTTCGAACGTGTATATGGCAAAGTTTGCCATTTTCAATTGCCAGACCTTGGCGGGTTTTCAGCGCCAGGATCGCCGCCTCCAGTGCTGCAGTGTCGCCTCCGAAACACTGCAGCAGGTTCTGGGGCGTCTCTCTCTTGGGTGCCCGGCGGTTTCTCATTTGAACCCGATGCTCCCGGCGATAAAGTCCCAGCCGGTATTTCCGATCCTGTTTTCTTGGCGATCCATAAAGAACCCGAACAGCCCATGGATCAGCGGCACCTGGGCATTGGCTTTTTTCAGCAGCACCCGGAGGTTGTTGCCGGTCTCAACCCAGAGGGTTGCATAAACCCCATAATCGATCAACACCTCATAATCGATGTGCTTGTAGTGATCGCTTTCATCGATCCCGCAGCACTCCCTGGCTCGCTTAAGGTTCTCTTCCCCGGCAGCCTCTGGTGACACAGCGATTATTTCAATTTGGTACCTGGGGTTTTCGCCCTCCAGGTCAATTAAACGAGTGGCGAGGCGCAGGTTCCAATCCCCGTTGTTCCACTCCCTCCCCAGCATCGTCTTGTTTCCGTTGTCCTCGTAGATCGTGATGTTATTCCTGGGCATTTTGATCCTCCGTGTACACCAATCTACCTGGGTCAATCGTGAACAATTCACCCGTGTTGTCGTCGTGGCAATTCAGTGCCTGGCAGCCCTCTGGGTAGATCGGTTCAATTTTCACCAGGGGTGTGGACTTTGTGGTTTCGTACTTGTAGAACAAATCCCCTATTTTCAGTTCGTTAAACGTGGTCATTTTCATAATTATTCCTCCTGTTCGTATAACTTGAGTAGTCCAGGCTCAAATACCAGGTGTTGATCCCGGCATTTTTTGGTGCAGTACACACTATCCAGTACCGGATCAAAGGCGATCTGTTCCCCTTGGAGGGCGGGGGTGCCGCAGTATGTACAAACGGCGTCCCCGTCCCGCTCCTGGTTGATGTAAAACTGGATCGGCTTGTCCATTATATCCATGCCGGGGTCTGGGGTGATCTCGAAAAATCTACTATTGAAAATCTTTGCCATTTTAATCCTCCTGTGCGTGTAACATGCGCACCCCGTATTAAATTATCTGTTTGATTATATGATGTGCCGCTGCAGGGCAGCAGCCAATCTCTTTGAAAATTCGCTATGATCCAGGCGCCGGGAATGATCCGAATTGATCCAGTTAAGATGTTTTCCGGTAGTGGTGCCCCAGATGTTTTCCGATATAGTCAGCCCGTCCTGGGCGTCCCGGTACGCAACGATTGTTTGGTATGAGTACCATAATTCAATCTCGCCCAGGTCAACCCGTAAGGTGTGGGCGCCATAATTATCGCTGCTGTAATCCCCATAATTCTTGATCTCTGGTAATTGTGGCATTATATATGCTCCTCTCTGGGGGAGGGGATTAACCCTCCCCCGCTATACTACTTTATTAAGGCTTTCAATTCAGCCTTAATCCTCCGGGCGGTCTCGCCCCGCCAGGTGCCAGCATTACAGAGAAAATACATAATGATATTGTCGGCACGATCCAGCCCGTAATTGTCGTTAATGGTTCCCAGGCTGCCCATGGCTTGCAGGTATGGCACGGCGGCATAATTCACCGGGCGCCAATCCTGCCTGATCTCGGCGGCGATCTCGTTAATCGGTCTGGGCATGTTAATCCTCGTCCTGGTCACAAAACGGCTCCAGGTGGTGACCCTCAACGATCTGGGCGGCGGGCGCCGTGGTCTGACCCCTCCAGGTGATCCCGTCGGGCAGTTCGATCTGGGCGTTATAATTCCCCTCGTTGCATGCATGAATTGCCATAAGGCACGGGGCGATCATCGACCTGGGTACCGGCGGGTAGTGGTTGGCGGTCAATTGGTACTCAACGGCAGCCCGTAATTGTACGCTGCCCTCCTGTACAAGTTCAGCAAAACCCATGGTTTGAGAGTATCCCATTATAGAACCTCCTTTCTACAATCTAATAATTGGTGTGAGTCGGTATTGACTCATTAAACCGGGCGCCGGTATCCCTGGCGACCCCCCAGGTTACAGCCTGTAATTCATAGGGTTTTAATCCCACATGATCCGCTGCAGCCTGGTATTTTTCTTCGATCATATCGTACAATTTACCCCGTACTGCAATCGGGCGGGCGTTATATTCGCCGGTGTAGACCCTCCAAGCCCACACGTCAACGGTGACCCGCCTTGATCCAGGATTAACGATATTGTCACAAAAGGCGCTTGTTTTTTGGGCGGTAATTAATCCCTGGTGACCCTGCGCAATTGCAATTGCCTTGAGTTTATTTGAATTAAATGTATGACTCTTCGCAGTAGTGGGATCATCCCCGGCGGCGATCTTATTTAATATCCTGATAACATCCTGTAGGCTCCACTCCCAGCGGTTCCGAGGACTCAAGGCGGCGATCATGCCGGCGACAATAACGGGGGAGGTGTTATACTCACCCGCTGCCCATGCTGCCCAATCACGGGCGTTAAGGTACCATTTAAGACCCCGGGCGATCTGGTCATCAGTAGCGATCTTGAAAGCATGCAATATGTTATTCATATAATTTAACCTCCAGGTTCATATTAGCATAAAATAGGGTCAATCGACCTTACAAAATTGTAAGGTCTGGAATCCATTTGATTATTGAAAACCGTTAAATACCATGGTGATAATAATACATATATGAGCGGCTCCCAGGCTGCAGCGGCTCCCCTCCCTCCCCTCCCTCCCCTCCCTGCCGTCGATCCCCAGGCTGCCGGGTTCCTCCAGGGCAGCGATCGCGCCCGGCTATACGAACCTCCAGGGTTACGATCCTCCAGGGTTCCGTACAAGTTCATTAAAGCATAATACCCATGCATTAACATGGGTATTATACGATCCTCCAGGATCATTAAAATACGATCCTCCAGGTTATTATGATTTTACTTTCTTGAGAAAGTTAACCGGGATGGTATAACCGGGATGGTCATTAATCCATTGATCCAGAAAATCACCATGATCCCGGGTTAATTCCTTGAGTTTGCGTTGACGTTGCAATTCAATATCCCGTTTTTTATCCTCCAGTATACGTGTATGCAATTCCTTTAATGTAGTGAATGATTGATTCATTTTATCCTCCAGGATTATATTAAATATAGTGAATTATCGTTAATCAGTGAAACGGCATCCTGATTAAATTCTGTTTTTATCGTTGCTGCTATTTCAATAGCATGATCTATTGATTGATCCTGATAATACGACTCCAGGATAATTATAGGATCATCGATCAATTCACCCAGGTCATTAACCCAGGTTCCATTGATCCCAGGATAAATTGTACATCCTCCATATACCCGGGATAATTCTGCCGCATATGATTTTACATCCTCCAGGTTCCGGGATGGTACCAGGATTTTAACACAATGAGACAATTTAACCACGTTCGATAATTCTATCATTTGATTTTATCCTCCAGGATAATAAACTTGAGACGGCGCCGGCGTGTACCCGGCATAAGACAATAATCATTCATATATATTAACCTCCACTAATCAGTATATACGATATAAGGCTGATTACAAGTAGTTGTAAGGTTACTGTAAGGTTAACACGGGTTCCGGGTTATGATCCTGGGATGATCCTATTTTATGATCCCGGGATTATATCCTCCAGGGTATGCAATTCGAATAAACAATCACCGAATTATCCCAGGTGATTTTATAATTGTATGATTGTATCATCCCAGGTTCCCAGGTTATGAGCCTTGATCCAGGTTATAGAATAGGTTCCGATTATTAAATGTAATCGGTATTAATAATCATATGATCTATGATCTCATATCATAGCAGCCGCCAGGGTTCAGACTATCGCAACAAAAAGAAAAACTCGTGGGGGCGGGCGGCTGCACGTGCCGACCAGACCCCCTCGAGTGACCAGCGTATTACAGTGTGATACCCGTCCGAAATCGCCCGGCAAAAATTGCTAAATGGTTTCCGGCAACTGGGCTACAAAATTCCTAAAACAATTATCGGAAGAAACAATTGGGTGAATAATAGGAAGAAACAATATGGTATAATGTTTGTGTAAGGCGCCAACTGTCATAGGCAGGTATAGTCTGTGTTGACGGCTGGGAGAGAGAGGTGAGATTCCCCCCTGGCGCTCATTCCAATAAGAGGAGAGAATATGAGTGATATAAATGCGTTGTTTGAACAGGGCTTACCGCCTATGGGTCAACCTGTAGGGTTACCCCCAGAGGCACAGATGGGTGGACAACCTGGTGGAATGATAACCATGGAAGTCACGCCTGAAGAGGCTGCTATGATCGAGCAGATGCGTGGGGCTGGTGGACAGCCTCCTATGCCTGGAATGTAGGGAGGGAATTATGCCGCAAATCGGTAAAAAGGGATCACGCAATAAGACAAAGAACGCCGGTGCTTATGCGCCTGGCGAGCGGGAAAACATGGAGAAATACATCAAGAGGCGTGCGAAGGTGAACAGCGCTGAAACAAGCGATAAACCTGCGTCTGGCGTCGTTGGTGTATGGGGAAAGCAGAAACAGATGAAACTTCGCCCGTACAAAGAATGGGTTGCGAAGTTTCGTCATGCCAACGGGAACAATGCGCAGGACAAGAAAGTTGCTCGCACGCAAGCCCCTGGGCAACCAGGTCGTCCCGAATACAATAAGGGACAACTGGATACTGCGAAGATTGAGCAAAACGAGGCTCGTGTACTGAATAACCCGAAATTGAAGATCAGGTCATATGAGGACAACTCTTACAATGTTAGCGGTGTAAAGAGTAAAACTCCTGATATTTGGCACAAGGCTTATTCCGCACAAAAACCCCCTGCCATGAAATCATCCGTTAAGTCGTCTGGGAAACCGGCAGACGTTAACAAGTTACTCAACAAGGCTTATTCAAAGCCTAAACAATCGGCAAAATAAGGAGAATATTATGCCAAGAGCAAAACCGAAAGTAGTTGAAGAAAGTGAAAAAGTTATCGTGAGTGGCGTCGATGTTGCTGAAATTATAGACAGCAACAAGCCAAAAGAAGAGTTACCGATCATCGACTGGTTGACGGCAAAGAACAAGTTGACCTTCCTGGACTACGTGGCTCTTCGTGCCAAGTACGGATTGGAGGGATAAATGACTGCACAAGTTGTTGCAATTACAGAAGGTTATCAAGCCGAAGAGTACAAGATCAAGAAAATTAAGTGGGCTTGGACAACCGACTCTGTAGGCGGTGCGATTGCTGACGCCACTGCCGCTGGCGAGATTAATAAGACCACTGGGTACTACACAGGTATTGTGACGAGGTTGATTACCGACCCAGGTGCTACTGCGCCGACTGACAATTACGACGTGACCATTCTGGACGATGATGGATACGATGTGTTGATGGGCGCCGGCGTTGACAGGGATACGGCGAACACGGAACAGAAGTTAGAAAGCGTGCTTGGTGTGTGCCTGAACTCGAGGTTGCGGTTGAATATTGCAAATGCCGGCAACTCAAAAGTTGGCGTCGTAATTCTTTATATAAGGGTTCCGTAATGGATTCGGTTGTTGTACAAGGCATTGTTCAGGACGGCGGCGTACAAATCTCTTCCAGATCACAAAAGACAAGGGTAGAGATATTGATGGTACCTGGTCAGTCTAATCAAATGGCACGACTGATCGAGTTCATGGAGCAGGGTGTTATTTGCAAGTTCCACGTTGTTGGCGACAAGAATTTGAAACTGGACTTGATCGCTGCAATCTGGAAAATAAGAACTACTATTGGCGGCGGGATTACCTTTGTCTTTGAAATGGATAAAGGGAACGCCGAAAATGCCGTGAGTTTGGCGAACAGTTCAGTTTTGCTTGAAACGCTCGAGATCACGGTGACAGGAGACCCATCATATGGCTTTCAAACCAGGAGTTACGGGAAATCCACGTGGACGCCCCAAAAAAGGCAGTACCCTAACTGATATTCTGAACGAGGTAATGGAAGAGGTACGTGATTTTCCCGAACGGGAACCCACTACCACAAAAAGACTCGTCGCAGAATACGTGCGGGGCGCCATTACAAAGGGTGAGGTTGAACTAATTACCGGGGTAGTTTTTAAGTTTTCCCCGGAGTCGTGGATCGATCTTATCAAGTGGCTGCACAACCGGATTGATGGTAACCCCACTCAACCGATTGACGGTACACAGGCGACTACTTTGCACTTTGACGCTATTCCTACGGTTGAGGACGATTATCAACTCACGGAAGAACCGATTGACGTGACAGATGAATTGGTCTAATCTCTTCAGACCCTCGATAAAACAGATGGAGTGCCTGGAGGCGTTACGTACGCACAGGTACGTTCTGTATGGAGGGGCGAGAGGTGGCGGGAAGTCTTATCTTTTGCGCTGGTGGCTCCTGCAAATCCTTATTGAATATTATAAGGTTGGGCTGTCGAATATCCGTGTCATGCTGGCGTGTGAAAGTTACCCGGTACTACAAGACCGGCAGATCAGTAAGATCAATATTGAGTTTCCGAGGTGGCTGGGCGAGGTCAGAAAATCTCAAACAGACGGTCTTGGTTTCTTTCTTAAGGAAGAGTTTGGTGGTGGTGCGATCCTGCTCCGCAACCTGGACGAACCGAATAAATACATGGGTGCGGAGTTCGCAGCGGTTGGTATTGACCAGATTGAGAAAGTCCCTGTAGAAACCTTTGACGTTATCCGAGGTTCTATGCGGTCTGTTGGGGTCAAGAAACCACGGCTCCTCGGTACAGCGAACCCTGGCGGCATGCCTTGGGTGAAACAGTACTGGATCGACAAAGTTTTTCCGAAAGAACTCGAGGATCGTGCTGGTGAGTTTGCTTTTGTACAAGCCCTTCCGTCCGACAACGACTACCTGAACGACTCTTATTGGGAAGAATTGAACTCTTTGCCAGAAAGACTACGAAAAGCCTGGGTAGAGGGTGACTGGGGAGTGTTCTCTGGACAAGCGTTTCCTTTGTGGGACGACAATAAACACACCTGTGAACCGTTCGAAATTCCAGATCACTGGGTAAAGTTCCGAGGAATTGACTGGGGATACGCTAAACCCATGGCTTGTTTGTGGATCGCCAAAGAACCAGAGACCGGTAGAGTCTACATCACCAGAGAAGTCAAGAGAGCAAGGCTTACTGATCGTCACCAGGCTCGCTTGATCCGTGACATGACCCCTCCACAGGAGAATATCGCCGCCACTTACGCTGATCCGTCCATGTGGAACACGAAAAACCTGGCAGATGTGGTCTCAAGTTCTGATAATGAGTACATGCACGAAGGTGTGTACCTCACAAGGGCTGATAATAGCCGGCTGAATGGTAAGAGAAAAGTAGACAGGTTGCTTGAAAACCTACCAGATGGCAGACCAGGGTTGATCGTGTTCAAGAACTGCAAGGAGTTTATCGATTCGTTCCGCTACCTTATGCTTAATGATTCTGGTCACGGAGATACAGAGGACGTAAACACAGATCAGGACGATCACCAGTACGATGCTCTTCGATATGCGCTTACATCTTATCGAAGTGATCGACAACTCGAGATAAAACGGGCGACGAACCCAGTTTGGAGTATGAATAACCTATGACCGCAAATAATATAACCGATCTTACTGTTTTCAGCGAGGTAACGGAGCACGCAAAGGCTATGAAAGATAACCTCTCCTCGAGGAATACTGCCTTTGACGAGTACGAGAAGATGTTCCTGCTCGAGGACGACGACGTTCCCGCTGGTCAGCACATAAAGAAAACTCTTTCGCCAGACCCGAGGAATACCTTGCTCGGCGGTGCCCGGTTACTCACTGCTGCTGATCCTGTTTGGGCGATCCCGAGGGAACTCAATACACCAGAGACCCACAAAGTCTCTACGTCGATTGAGAAGGTTGCCTCTGCGATCTGGTGGGCGAGTTCCAGGGTAGCGAAAAAACCCCTGCATTTTGATCCTGTACTTTCCGCACTGTTGTATGGCGAAATCCATATGAAAGTGGCTCTTACAAAAGATATGGTTGAGAAAGCCGTTTCTCCAGCAGCCAAAAACAGGGCTTCACGGGTCGAACAGATGACCCCGGTAATTATTGAAACGATGAATCCGAGAAACGGGTTCCCAGAGTTTGATGCTCTGGGTCTATCCGCTTTTTATTCGGAATATCAGATGAAGGTATCGAACGTAAAGGCTATCTGGGGTTCCGATGCAGACGTACAACTTGGAACAAAAAAGGGTTACGAAATTGTGACCTACTGCGAGTACTGGAACGATACCTACCACTATGTTTGGTTGGTTGAGTCCAGCGCCGTTCCTATTCTTGCCGTTGAGCACGAACTTGACGAAATACCCATCGTTGCCCAGATATGCGAAGGTAGCGAAATGTTTACTGGCGAGGCGCAGGAGACAAGACAACCGTTCCTCTACACGTTGCGCAAGTCTAATATGTGGAAGAGACAGAACCTGGAACTCACAGCGATCTTTACAAACGTCAATGCTATCGTAAACAACCCGACTTTTGTGTATCGCAGGAACGACGAAACAAAATCGATCACCGGTCAAATGGACTTCTCTATTCCTGGCGGTGTTGTTTACATCGGTCAGAACGAGTCAATTGAACCAATGAAGAAAGAGGCGATTGATCCTGCAATTCTAAAGGCTCTCGAGATCGCTGAAACAAAAGGAATTGAGAGCACGATCTATAAGCAGACCCTGGGAGAACCACTGGGAGCAAACGCACCGTTCTCAATGGTAAGCCTCTTGTCCCAGTCTGGCAGGTTGCCGCTTATACCTTACCAGAGGGCAGCCAGTTTTGCCTTTTCTGATGTTATGAAAATGGCTATGAGGCTTATGAAGAAGGCTGACGGGCAGATCAACGTGGTTGGTAATGAAGGGCTTATCAAGTTTTACGCAAAAGAGATACCCGAAACCTTTGAATTGACCTGTAACCTTGACATATCGATGCCTACTGACGAGAGACAGAACGTGGTTATGGCGTCACAGGCGACTTTTGGTACCGATCCGCTTGTCTCGAAGAAGTGGGCACGGGAAAGTTGGCTGAAGATCACCAATCCTGATGAAATGCAGACCGAAATCTGGGCAGAACAGATCGCTGCTGCACAAATTCAGGCTCGGATCATGGCGTCACAGCAGCAAATGATGATGCAAAATGGGCAAAGTTTGCCAAATGAGGCTGCGTCGCAACTAAATGGCTCTGAAAACACCTCTACACCAGGTATGGGGGTGCCTGGTGTGCCCATGAACGAACCCGTTGACGTGAATAACCCGTTACCTGGTTCTGGTTTGCCCCCCCAGGGCGGTCAGACCCCTGGACAGGTAGGTATGGGATGACCACAGACCACTCAAAGAACATCGATAGCGCTACTATGATGGCGCAAGCACGCTTAAAGGCGTTTGATCGTAAACAAAACAAGAAAGAGGGTGATGATGCCATTGAAATAAGAAAAAAGATCGTTATGGCGTTGATAAAAGACCCTGATGTATTCAGGGACGTTATGAAAAACGTCCCAATTCAGATGAACAACCTCGTACAGAAGTACGGGGGCAAATAAAAGGAGATTATTATGGCACTAATTTTATCAGGAACGACCACACCAAAACCAGTCTATCAACCAATCCGTCCGCTGTCTTATTACTCTCCAAGCACGCCGGCGTCAAAACCAGCGGCTGGTACATGGGGAACAAGTTACCGGGCACCAGCGACTACTCAAGAGAACGATCAAAGGAGAGAGCAGCAGACAACGAGGCGCCGAACTAGCACTAGGATGCCTAGTTACCCGCAGACAAAACCGGCTGCTGTACAAACGCAGACAAAACCAGCGTATGGAACTGCTGAATGGGCACGAGAACAGTATGGTTACAACCCATACCGTTCTCCAGGAGCAACGAGTCGATACAGGTCTAATTTACCTCGTTACGGCGGCGGCGGGACTCCTTTGCCCCCAAATAAACCGTATTATTCACCTCGGATAGACGAAAGGCGTCTTGATGCCAACCCCAACCCTGGAATGAGTGAGTTCTTTGGTATGCCTTATGGAACTCCAGACCCTAATTGGCAGGAAGATTACAACAACTATGTTCCGAGGGGTGGTGGGCAACAAGAACAAGGCTACGAAGAATATTATGACAGTGGTGGCTGGGGCGGCGACAGTGGATATTACTATCCAACTTCTCCGTGGGGTGGCGGCGGTAGTTACGGCTCCTCAAAACCAGGCTTCAGAGGGATGAACGACGTTTACTGGAGAATATAAGTGACCGTTCCTACCGAACCTAACAACTCTAAACCGGCAGAAGGGGTGCCGCACTGGTCAGAAAACTACGATCAGCCAGAAAGGATTAGGGTCTATGACCCTACAACTGGTGGCGTTCGTTGGGCGAGCGGTGCGCACTCCCAGAGTAATCTTTCTGCTGCTCGTAAATATACACAGCAGATGAAGGTTATTGAAAGGTACCCAAGTAACCCTATCAAGATCGGGGAAGAGGCATGGAGAACAGCGCCAAGACAACCACTGGCGACTGAAGGGTTCCGTGGTTTCTGGGAAAACCCACAGAATGTAGTTCGTTATAAGCAAATGTCTGACGCTGGAATTGCGCCAACCTGGGTTGATCGTCGGGTTGTTGACAGCGCCTACCTTTATCTGTCTAACAGAATGAGAGGTACACCAAAGACCTCCTGGGCGTACTTGCCAGAAGATGATCCCGCCAGTAAAATCCTGCGGGCTATGCCGGCACCCGTGCACCCAGATGATATTGGTATAGAAGAAGAGTATGATCTTGCGAACCCAATTAACCCGATCATAAGCGGTGACTACAACAAACTTGGTTGGGCACAGCAGATAGAAATGCTTACAATGAACAAGGGGACTGCCCCTGGAATGAGCGAGAGCGCCAGTAAAGCCCAGACCTGGTTGAGTCCACTGGTGCAGGCTGGCATGATGGGCTTTGCTACATTAAGTATTACGAAGAGTCCGATTGCTGCTATGGCTGTGACTGGCGTTGTTTATGCGACTGAAGTTTCAAGAAACATAGAAATGAAAAGGGACTATAAGGCGCCAGCGTTTGATCCAAAAGTTCAACCAAAACTCCCTCAATATAAGAGGATGACGGACGAACAGTGGAATAGCCTCTCTCTTTCAGAGAAGAGATCGATTTATGATGCAGTAGACAAATGGCAGACCCAGGAAATGCCAGAGTGGTACGTAAGTACTTACGATGGTTTCATGGAAAGGATCGGAAAAATCTTTGACATTGGCTCCAGACCTGCGGAACAGGTTATTGGTGCTATCGCTGTTGCTATTGAGGACGATGATATGTCAGCCGTTCTCGATTATGTTGGAAAAGAGTACAGTAAGGAATTACGAGAAACCCTTAAGTTGACGTACGAGGTTGGTACCACGGGCGACTTATTGAGCGATATTGCCGGGTTCGTTTCTGGTAAAGGAACAACCAAAAAAGGTGAAATGTGGCAGACCTACAAGGGTATTGCTGATCCTGTAAAAGTTGATTTTGAAATGGGAGGCGGCGCCCTTGATGATATGAGGAACCGCATTATCGCCGGCGAGAACGCTGAAGATGTAATGGCAGAATATGAAGAGAACTTTGGCGCAGAAGGTCTTATAAATGACTTTGTGTACCAGTCTCTATTTGATCCCCTGGCACTGGCTCCTGTTGCTGGGGCAAAAGCCATGGAGGGAGTTGGTAAGATCGCAAAGGAACCTGGTCTAGTAAGGGCAGGTAAAGAGGCTGGGTGGAACTTTTCCAACAAAAAAACAATTGGTAGGATGGTGGCTGATATTATTCCAGGGGCGAGCATTATATTACCGGGTCTTTCTAAAGGTAAAATACAACCATCTACCGGTATTCTTGGCGCCTTGAGCGCCTACAAGTCGTTTCTACACACAGACTTTATTGGCGGGAAGATCGCTCCGTCTAAACTGTCTCGTTTCGCACAGGTAGTTGGTGGTCTTACCCGTGAAGGTAAGATGAAAGCGTTCGAACCGACTCGACTTGAGTTACTTAATAAGAAACCGAGTCCTTTCAAGAACCCAATCAAGTATTTTTCGTACCTGTCTGAACTCTCTGCCGTTTCAAAGGCATTTATGTATGGGTACCATACCCAGGATGCAATTATTTCACTCTTTGAAATGGGCGGGTATAAGCCAGAGACGATAAAAACAATCCTCACGGCTGCAGCCCAGGCTGACGGTAAACTCACGATGGATCAAATATCCGCTATTCTTGATCCTATGAAAGACCAGGGCGTTCTTACAGACCCCAGGTATTTCAATTCACCTATAGCCGCCTCTGTGCACGACGGGATCAAGTTCTTCGTTGAGAATCACCTGGATATATTCATAAATATGTTCGATGCTGTTGCGAAGAACAGAAAATCGCTTGGACTCCTGGCAGAGATATTTGATACAACTACCTCAAAAGTGATCCGCTTTGCGAAAGACGGCGTAGACTTTGGCTCTAAAGCAAAAACAATCCAAGACCCGGCACGGCTCCAGTTACTTACCCAACTACTTGCTGATAACGGGATCGCAAATGGTGACATAGACGGGTTTATTAAGACAGAATTAGCCCCGTTCACAAAGAAAGGCGCCCCTGATCTTTACTCTGAAGAGTTGTTCGGGCGTGGCGTAGCACAACACTTTGGTAATACTATGGGTGAGTGGATCGCCGGCAGGTACGGGATCACACATGATCCAACTTTCCAGCGGTTCTCTGGCATGCTGAAGAGCGCCCAGAGTATCCTCTTACTTGGTTGGAACCCTCGTTACCTGATAAATAACGAGATCAACAATGTTGTTACGAGAGTAGCAACAGGTATCTGGGGTTACGTCCCGAGAATACAGGGCGAGATCGATGCTTATGGTATTGATCTAAACCGAATGGACGTAAAAGCGAACATGAAGTCCCAGGGTAGCGATATTGGCGGCGGTCAGTTCCAGAAAGGTATCGGAAATAGGAACGTGGGTGCCGACTGGGGATGGATCGAGAGAGGTTCTCGGTTTTTCCGTAGCGCCCAGGACAAGGTTGGGTTCTTCTCGAAATGGTCTGCCAACATCGAGTCCATGGAGTCTACACAATCACTATTTATCCCATTCCGGGATATGCGTGAACGCTTGTTCAGACCCCAGTTGCCGTCAGATATAAAGACAGAACTCGCTGCTATTGATCCAAGCCTGCCCAGGCGGGTTGAGGCTGCTGTTCGTGCCGGCAGGAACATGAACGAAATCCTCCACAACCTCCAGGGTGACTTTATCCTCCCAGAAGAGTTCATCGGGAACGTGGCGAGGAAATATGCCGATGCGCACCACAGGTCTATTCCCGCTGAAGAACTTTATACCTCTCTTGCCAATAGAACTGGGATCACCCAGGCTCTCAAGGATGGGCTTGAGAAACTCAAAGACCCAACAGAGGCGCAAATTCTTCGGGTGTTCGATGACGTAGAAAAGAACTTCCTTAAGAACGCCTCAAAAGCCAATAAAGAGTCTCTGGAGGCACACCTGGAGGACTTGCGTGTAAGGGCGTCCCAGCAGGCTGGAACCAGGGACTTCACTGAACTTGGGCGTATCTATGAAGAAATGATCCTCCAGGATCAACTTGATGGGTTTAATCACATGTTTGAAATGGATAATGTCTACCAAATGAAGGGAGTAATGGAAGGCGCTCACTTTGAAAGGGAACTTTCCAGGGTAAACGCCAGGGAAACAGTACGTTTTGAAGAGGCTGCTGCCAGGAACAAGGCGTCTTTTGAGGTATTACTCGATACTCTTGGGGTAAAGGCAGATGATCCACACGCTAAAACAATTATGGATGCTTTCGATCAGACGTTGAAGAGAAACAAGAAATTCTTCGATGATAAAAAGAAGATATTCGAGGAGCACCGTGCAAAGAAATTTACAGACGATGCCGAAAGGGTAGCCGACCTCGATGCTGTACGGGCAGCGTCAGACAAAATGTGGTCGCAGGTACAGGCAGAGCAGGCAAAACTGGCTGAACGGGTTGATACTGCACTGTTCCGATCTCTTGGGAACGATCCTGCGGTACGCCAGTGGCGTGATGGTGTAAGCAAACTACGAAGAAACCTGGGTAAGATGGTCAACGACTTCCGAACCGGGCTGAATGATCCGGTAACCGGAGTGAGTAATACTGTGGAGCGCCGGGCTGCATGGAACAAGTTCTTTATGGAAGATTACTTCCCTGCCTACGTACAGGTTGGTTTCGCTGATGTAGATGGCGCCCAAAAGGTATTCAATAACCGTAACGGGGTTGTGGACTACTTTGCCGAGCGTGGGCAGCAAGACCCTGGGTACGGTAAGATACCGCTTACAAACGAAGAGGCGATAACCAGGGCTGGTATAGAACAGCGTGGTGCGCCAGAAGTTGCCATGGTAGAGGTTCAGAAACTTCTTGGTGGTGGAGAGTTGACTGTCGCAGTGGAGGCAGCCGGTGATCTTATCCATAGAATGTCAGAAAGCCCAACATTTGAAACCGCTGGTTACAATTATGTTCAGGAAAAAGTAAACCTTCTGATAAGTGTTTTAGATCATAGTCCTGAACAACTCCTTACGATTATGGAACAAGTGGATCAAAACATTGGTTATATGATCGACCAGGGCAGAATTACAGATGGGTCAGACGCACATTGGGATCGAATAGACACCGCTCTTGATAAGTATGTTGATGCTCACAGAAGATTGAAACCGGTAAACAAGGTACAGAAACTTGCCAATGACATAGCAATTGCTGTTGGATCAAGAAATTTTGAATTGGCAAAAAAACTGGTTCTTGAACTCGAGGCTATTCTCGATAAAGGATTAGAAAACTGGGTAAAAGAGGCTCACTCTGTGGACGATGCTCCGTGGGCTGTCGATATGAATGTCCTCAATAACGATATGGCACTCGATTCCGTGATCCGTGCAATATACGGGGATAAGATTTTAGATGAAGCACAAACAGTCCCTGGTCTTGTGGATCAAGACGGGCGAGTAATCTCTCCGAACCGCACGATTATCGGTGAGGAAGGTCTCTCAAAAGAGCAGTTTATCCAGGACTTGTTTGAAGAGGCACAGCGCCAGGTATCTGACCAGGAATTTAACAGAGTTCCCCCCAACAGCGCTCCGCAACCTACTCCTCAAACACAGGCTGCGCACGAGACCCTCTTTGAGCACATGCTACCATTACTGGACTCGATCAGAGAAGAGACAATTGCAGCGTACCGAAACAATGGCACGAAGTTTTCAAGTCTCACACCAGAGGTGCAGGCAAAAGTCAACGAGTGGGCACGTGGATTACACAGCGACTTTGTTACGTCCAAGTACGCTGCCCTCAAGTATGGTCAGACGATGCGTGATCTCTCGATGCTGAACTACCAGCAGAAAACAAACTTTGACGAGCAGTTGAACCTGGCTATGCCGTACCAATTCTGGTTCACTCACACCATGAGGAACTGGCTCTTGAGGACGGTAGACAAATCAAGTTGGTACAATATGTACTTCCGCTGGCGTGAAATGCAGGAGCGCCTTGAAAAAGACGGTCTACCAACCAGGCTTAACGGAAAACTCGCCTTCCCGGTTCCATTCCTGCCAGATTTTATGGGCGATACCGTGTGGTTTGATCCGTTCACACAATTACTTCCCTTTGCCCAGATGTTCCAAGTTGTTGACAACTTTGCCAGAAAAGGCTCCAATATCGAACACGGCGCCAGGACAAAGATATGGAACATGGTAAGCGCCCAGGCGATCACCCGGGAACAGGCAGAAATGGCGATAAACAACATGAGCGGGGCAATATGGGAAGAGGCTTATGCTGCTGCCTCTGCAGAAGAGGATAAAGACCCTCTTACTTTGGCATCCCTTATGATCTCGCCTGCCATGTACTGGACTATCCCGGCACAACTTATATCTGGAAACAAAGACGATATTTCTCTTACACCTGGTGCCAGAACCTCACAGGCGCTGCAGGCACAGGCTGACGAGACCTGGGGTAAAGGAAGTACGGTTGGCGCTGTTCTCGGTGGTCTCTCGTGGCTTGAGACAAACTTGAGAAAAGCGGTTGGAATGAGTCCCGCCGTTGCGAAGTTTGGGAAGTATGGGGATTACTACATCGAGCGTGAACTTGCGAATATGGCTTTTGATGGCAGGGCTGGAGTGTACGATGCTATCGATGGAATAGTTACCCACTCTGGTGATCTATATGCCGAGGCAGAACAAAGCGTAGCCAGGCAGTTGTCTTTGAGAACACCCGGCATGCTGACCATTGAGGCGCTCCGTGGTAATGCGTCTGCTCTTGAAACGATCAATTCGTTCTTCCTTTCGTTCTTCCCTCTTGGGTTACTGCCGCAGGGCGAACTAAAGTACAAGGGTATCCAGCAGGAGTTCAATAAAGCCTGGGAAATTTACTCACAGACTGGCGACAAGTCTGGTGTTATTGATCTATACAATAAATATCCTGAAATGGCAGCCAGAACCGCTCTCTACCAAGCCGATCCTGAAGAGAGAATGAAACAGTATATTATAGGAAAGATCGGTGACGTGTACTACAATGCCCCCGATGCAAACCAGTCAGCGATCAAGAACGCTCTCGGTGAGGACTTCGTGGACTCTTTTGCGGTAACAGACGCAAAACCAGAACTCTTGTCACTGGAAACCCTGATGACGTACGCAAGAATGTTGAACGTCATGTACCCGGCGAAACCACAGGGCGTTGATATGCCGAACGAACCGACGGTTGAAGAGATCGAAATGTATTCTGAAGAGACCTCCGCTGCTTACCAGAGGTTCGTAAATACCAGGGATGTGTTGTTCCCATTCTGGTGGGTAGAGCAGCAGGAATACTTTGACGCCAAGGACGCTGGTGAAGAGCCGGTGATCCAGGAAAATCTGCAAAATTACTGGGACTGGAAGAACGAGTACATCAAGAAACACCCTGAAATTTCACCGGTGATTGAGTCAACGAAGTCGGTTGAACGATCCAAGTATGAGGGTGCGTCCATAAAAGACTTTGATCCAGTTCTGATAAGGCAACTGTCTAATTTCTACGTGACCGGCGAAGTAATGTCAGCCGGCGCCTGGGAACTCTTATACGAGACCTGGGAAGAGCGTGGCAAACCACAAGGCGAGTTCTCCAGGTGGATGACTCGAGAGGTTCAGCCGGCGCTTACTGGGGTTCCCCCAGAAGAAGAAAGTGGTTTTTACCTGCTTGATACCCGGCAACAGAAGATGTACGCCGAGTACGCAGCAGAGAGAGATAAGTTATTCCCCACTATAAAGGAGGCGAAAGATTTATATTATGCGAGTGAAGATAAGGCTGTAAGGCGTGCTGTCGTGAAACAATACCCTGTCCTGGAAGAATACTGGGACTGGGATGACGAGTACGAAAAGAGATACCCTGAAATTATTGGGATCAAGAAAATTGTCTCGAGTACGTACAAATAAATCTACCAATTATTGGTAGAAACAATTGTGGTATAATAGAAGGAGAAGGAGTCATGGACGAACAGGTAATTAAGGATGTTGAGGCGCAACTACCTGGGCAGGTAGTAGAGGTTTCACCGGAAGTGAATGTGACAGAGGCTGCCCAGCCCGAGGCACAAGTAGCAGAGGTGCTCGAACCAGCGCAACCGACAACCGAACAACCAGTTTTGACAGAACAGAAGATTTTGGAACTCGTAAGAAATGCAGCGAAAGAGGCTGCGGCAGAAACATTACGAGAAGTCCAGAGTCGGACGGACAAGGCAGAGAGACGTATTAGAACAGAGGTGCAGGCACAGATTGATCGCCTAAAAACAATTGGGGTTGAATTATCCCCCGAACAGGTGAATCAATTGGATGCGCAAGCCCGACAAGGGATTGAGCAACCGCAACCAGCACCGGTTCCAGTGAACCCGATAGATCATATGCGGGACGAAATGGAACAAGAATACGGACTTGAATTGAGTAACGATGACCTTGAGGCTAAACTGGTGAAAGTTGACGGAACTCCAAGACAGTTCCTATCTTCATACGAAAAAGCCCTCCAAGCGAAGAAAGACAGACTCAATACTGCCAAGTCAAATCCTCCTACGAAAGTTGAACCGAAAGAGGTTGTTGACCCGAAAGTGCGCACTGTAACATCACCGACAAAAGGCGCTGTAGGGCTTACGATCTCTGACCCAGATGCACTATTCAACGAGGCTTATAAACAGTAAGCCAAACTAATCAAAGGAGATCACTATGGCATATACCCTTGCCGATTTTTCAGCCCAGGCAACACAGCCCTTGAAAAAGGCAGTAATTGAGACCTGGCGTAAAGAGTCTTTCTTGATGGACAAATTACCCATTGAAACTACGGGCACTTTGTCTGTCGAGTTCGTTCGCACCAAGACCCTCCCCACTATAACCGCCCGTAACATCGGTGAAACAATGACCGAGAGTAAAGGCGTGCTCGAACCTATGAGCGAGAGTGTGAGTATCTTGTCTGCGTATATCGACGTTCCTCGTGAGTATGCGGCTGCAAACAACACTCTCGGGAACATCCGTGCCCAACAGACCAAGATGTTCTCAAAGGCGTTGGCGTACAAATTCAACGATATGTTCATTAACGGAACCCCTGCCTCGAACCCGAAAGAAATGACGGGTATCTGGTATCGTCTCGTTAATGACTTTGCTGCTGCACAGAGTATCAATGGTGGAGGGATCGATGTTTCCCCCGACTCCGCTACTTTGACCGCAGACTCCGGCAAACTCGTTGACTTTATGAACGCCCTGAACTACGCCGTTGACGGACACATGGCTGATATGTTCCTTGTCAATAGTACGCTGTACCTGCGTCTATTGGCTGGTCTGCGTATCGCCGGGTTGTGGGCGACTACCAAAGATGCTTTTGGGCGTGAACTGCCGTCCTTCAACGGTATCCCCATTATCGATATTGGATTGGCTGGGGATCAGAGTACCTCGATCATAACTGACACCGAAGTTGCTGGTGGAACCGCCCTTACCGGTGGAACTCTCACCTCAATGTACGCTGTCAAGATGGGCGAGGACTACGTGAAGGGTTTCCAACAGGAAGGTGTTTCTGTAAAGGACGTTGGCTTGCTTGAAAACGGTATCGCCCTTCGCACTCACATCAACTGGACTATCGGGCTGTACATACCGAACCCTCGGTCAGTCGCCCGTGTGTACAATATCCAGGCTGTTTAAGGAGATTGCCATGGTATACGATAATAACCTTGTAATTAAAGCGTCGGGCGCAATCACTACGACAACCACAGGTGCAGTTGTGAACCTTGGTACTCGTACCTTGCAGCCCCTGGTGTTCGTAGTCGATGTTACCGCAAAGGGCGCTGATGCGTCCGAGTACATGGACTTGGAAATCCAGGATTGCGACACTACTGGTGGCACCTATGTCACCCTGGTGAAGTTCCCGAGGATCACTGCTGTTGGGCAGTACTTCCGCAAGGCTTACCCTCGCCAGTTCGTTAAGTTCTACGCTACCACGGGTGGAACAACCCCGACATTCACCACTGCGATCAATGTTTCTCCTGCAGGTCGGGACGACAACTTCTAACCCTTAAGGGGGAGGGTAACCTCCCCCTTTCTTTTCTAATGATTACTCGTTTCTTTGTAGTCATAAGGAGGCGCTTATATGGCTGATTACACGTTAGGCGCTGCTATGCTTGATGTTGCAAGGCTTCTCGGTGGATTGAGAAGTGGCGTCGCAACAGGTGGCAGTACATCGACACTCATAGATACTTCCCGCAGAGAAGAAGCAGAGTTTTGGAAAAACGGAACTCTGTGGATTACAAGCGGTATTCACGCCGGAAAATGCTTTGTTGTTAAATCGTTTTCTGGGAACACAATTACTATACCAACAACTCTTACAGGAACGATTGCTGCTGGAATGGAATATGCGGTTTTACCGCAAGAATTTCCTATGGATATAATAAGGCACTCTGTTCAAAGTTCACTAAACGAACTTGGTGATATAGTAAGCAGCGACATTACACTGACAACCGACCCAGACGACGAGGCATACGAATTACCAGATGGGGTTTATAACGTGTTGCGAGTTGAAATTGCTACGAACGATGCTGATCCATACGGATATGCGCCAAATTATTTTTGGAAAGAATTGAGTGGTTGGTTATATTTTATTCCAGAAAAGAAACCTGGTACAGACGGTTTCAAAATGCGCATATGGTACAAAGCCCCTCACGCAGAAGTGTTTGATTATAGTGATGTTGTTTCCCCGTCTGTAGACAGGGGTTGGTTGGCGTGGGCAGGTGTTGTTCATGTATTGAGGAACAGTCTTGGTATAAAAGGAAAGGATAAAGCAATAAGTATTGATTTATTGAACCAGGCTTTACAAAAAGAAAACGAATATCGTCAAAGGCAGAGAAAGAACAACATGCTTATTATTTCGAGAGACCCAATACTAAACCCATAGGTGGCGTATGATACGTGTCAGTCCAACAGAACCTAACCCAACACATCATATCTCTTTGAGTGACGGAACCACGGAAATTGGTTTGATTATTGCCAATGTCAAGGGTGATGCTATGCCGACGGCAATTACCGCTTCTGCGTCTCCAAGAACCGCACTAAAAACATCTACTGGTAATACGAAGTGGTCAGACCTTGAACCCCCGTGGACAGCGATTGCCCAAGAGAGTTGGGGAAACGGTAGGGGTCAAGAGGACGAGGATGATCCAGAACGGTTCTATGATTCCAGAAGGGCGAACACAATGTTTGACCATATTATGTTGTCTCCGCTCGAGACGTACGCAACTGGAATAAGAAGCGCATTACAACACCTTCCAGGAAGTGTTGAGTGGGTTTCAATGCTTGAGGGTGGAAAAAAGTATGTGGCTGCTCTGCTTGAACCAGCAGTTAATGTAACTGTTACACAAGCCTATTTACTTGTAAGGCGAAGGGGGACTCCGCTGGCGGCGCTTACTGTACAGTTGTGTGCTAATTCAGCAGAATCTACGCCATATACTGTTCTAAAAACATCAACAATTACAACGACAGATATACCCGATACAGAGGCAGAGTTTTACCGGGTTGCGATAAGTTCACAGGCGCTTGTTGGTGGGTCAAAATACTGGATAAAAGTCTATTGTGCTTCTTCTGACGACAACAATTACTGGCAAATTGGGTGCAAGGACGAAACAGGGACTGATCTTGAGTCGAGCGACGGAACTGAATGGTCTGCCTGTACCACACAGTTGTACTACAGGGTACTTGCAGCAGACTCGTTACCAGCAAGGGTGAAGTTTTTTCAATATAAGCAACAGATGTTTATGGTTCGCTCTGGCGAAAGCGGTGCGCCAACTCTGTGGATAAATGGCGATTGGGGTGCTGCAGACGCAAATACTGGAGCGCTAGGAACGCTTGTAGACGCCTCAAAAAACTGGGCTACAGACGAGTGGATTGGGTGCATTGTTATTATAACCAGTGGCGTTGGTTCAAATGAAACAACAAACTGGCGAACAATAACAGCAAACACGAACACAACACTTACAGTTGACTCTGTTTGGAAAATAGAGCACACTACCGCCACAAACTATATAATTGTTAACTCAAACAAATGGACTGAAATAACGGGTCACGGCATTTCTGCCCCCGTTACCGACGTTCTTGTTGTAAACGAAAATATTTACTTTGCGCAAGGTGATGCGGTAAATATAAGGCGAATAAATTTTTATAACAACTCTGGTGCTTGGGCGCCCCAGTATGCCGACGACGGGACAAACAAAGCGGAAAAACTCTGTGCTGTATATGATGCAACAGACGGTCTTGTTGTTTGGAAATCCAACACCCTTGATGCAACAAGTCTAAAGTCTGTCGCCGTTGCGCCTGCGGCTTCAACGTGGGCAAATATGACGTTTGAGGATGCTATTAAAATACTTGACGATACTGGCAAGGTAAACAGTATTGTGGAGTATGGTGCAACAAAACAGCCGTGGTTATTTAGGGAGGGTACGGTTTTTACTGTCTCCTCTGATAAGTTGAACGAAATTCCGCTTAAGGAAATGCGTGCAACAATGTCGTCAGAAAATGGTATAGCGTCACTTGTACATAATATTTACCTGTACTTCAATATTGGGGCGGGTCTCGAAAGGTATTACGACGGAGACCTTCTTGATATGGGGTTGAATAGGGACGCAGGCTTACCGTCTGATAGACAAGGTATTATAAACAACCTGATTGGTTATCCCGGTAGATTTTTTGCAACAGTGGACGGAAGTACAAGTAACTATTCTTCTCTGTTCGGGTACAACCTCTTGGGGTGGCACGAACTATACCGAGCACCGATGAAGGGGTTGAGAATATATAACGGAATATTCCAAACAATATACGGCGGCGCCCCCGACAGATTATGGTTAGCGGTTGGAGAAGATGTTATCTGGCTTGCTTTTCCTTCTCTTACGGTAGACCCATCGAAAGACCCGAATGTATTGTTCAATTGGGAATGTTCTGTAATTTCTTCTTGGCAGTACGATAACCTTTTTGACGTAGAGAAACTATGGAACAGTATAAAAATATTTGTGGATGATGTGAACGAAACTGGAACAAAAGTTGAAATTGACTATCAGGTTGATGACGATCTTGCCTGGACTCCGATAAAGACGTTTGTTGAAGAAACACCTATGGTTGAAGTACCATTTTCAGAAAACAGCGTGAATGGTAAGCGTATTAGGTATCGATTGCGCCTTATGACGAACAACAATACAATAAGCCCAAAAGTAAAGACTACGGTTATAGAGGGTGTATCAAAAGTTCCGGTAAAGTATTCATATACATTTGGAGTAAGAACAACAGACAACAGGAACGACCTTGATGGTAACCAAGAAGTTCTAACTGCAGAAGAACAATATGCCGTTATAGATAATTGGGCGAGAAGAATTACGAGGCTTAAATTAAGAAGCGTGTACGAAAGGTTTGATGATGTATACGTATTTATAGACCCCCCACAGACGAACCCAATACAAGAATATAGTGAGGGGTATATGGACAGGATAACAGTAACGGTATTATGACAAAACCATTTGAGTTTACCGGAAGGGCGAAGATGAAACACGGCTCGTATCACAAGCCAAGTGGTCATGTATACAAAATACCAGAAAAACCAGAACCCCCGGCTCCCGCCTTTCTCCAGGGGAAACCAATTGGTAGTTCTCACGAGTGGCGCTTTGCTTTGGCGCTAATGTATTATGATCTTGATTTTGTATATCAAATGGATATTGCTGGCGGTAGAACTCGCCGGGGAGGTATGGTTCTTGACTTTATGGTATTCACAAAGCCGCTGTATACACCAGTTAATATTGTTGGGGCGTACTGGCATACTGGTCAAACAAAACTTGAAGATGATCTGCGAAAGAACACCATTATGAACGAAATGCGGGGAATGATAAAAGAACCAGTTGATGTATATGATTATGAAATACCTACACTTGATGCCGCCAAACAAATAGTGCGGCAAGAAATGATTACGGGGTGAACCATGGCAAAAGCATATAATTACGACCTTGAAATAATGAGGAACTCCACGTGGACTTTCACGCTCACGCTAAAAGATAACAATGGCGTTGCGAAAAATCTGACGGGGTATACGGCAAAACTTGTCGCAAGAGATAACGAATCTGGCGAAATACTTCTTACGGAAAGTGCGTCTATTACCGCTGCCACAGGAAAGATTGATTTTGCCTTGACAGCAGCGGAAACACTTGCGCTGACGTTCAATAAGGCGCAGTACGATATTCTACTTACCTATACCTCCACGACAACAAACACATATCTATTGATGGGCAAGATGAACATAGTCCCAACGATGGCGAGGTGACACATGCAACTAACAATTATTGAGTATAGCAACGACATATTAGAAGCGAAAGAAAAAGAGATTACGGTCAATATCGCAGACTTTGATACTGGGGTTGGCGCAGTTCCACTTTCAGTAATAGAGGCAAAGGGCGATATTATAGTTGGAACTGACGACGACCAAATAGTAAACCTTACGGTTGGTACAGATGGGCACGTTCTTACAGTGGACAGCACGGAAGAAAGCGGAGTCAAGTGGGCTGCACCCTCTGGAACAATCGCTTCTCTCGAAAGAGAAAGTACTTTAATGGTTGGAGACCTTACCCTGTATGATTCAGATGTAAAGTACCAATTTTTAGACCCGGATAGTACCGGCAGGATAGTAACCCTTCCTGCAGAAGCAGTAACAAACCATTCGTTTGTTATTATTAATACTAGCGGTAATATATGGGAAGATATTACCGTAAAAAATGACGCAGGAGTCATTATATGTAAAATACCAGCCGGTAATTCAAGGGAAATTCGCTCTAATGAAACCGCCTGGAAAGCAGAGACAAAGTATAAACAAATCTGGGTTGCTGGATGGAAGCCAACACTTACTGCCGGGTGTGCCTCTTCTGCTCAAATTGAGATGGGAACGAACAAGAACGTCTATGATTATTTGGCGTTTGATAAGGATACTATTGAATACGCATATGCGAATGTGCCGATGCCGGATGATTACACAGGTGGAACAGTGCTATTTAGGGTGTACTGGTTTCACCCAGCGACGACAACGAACTTTAAGGTATCTTGGGGATTGCAGGGAGTTAGCCTTGCTAGCGGTGACACAATGGACGTGGCACAAGGGACAGCAATTTACTCGAATGACACAGGGGGCACGACCTCGGACGTGTACTTGTCTCCTGTGTCGGGGTCGGTAACGATAGCGGGAACGCCTGCGTCAACCGAACTGGTGAACTTTAGGGTCTCAAGAAAAGCCAATGACAGTACAAATGACACGCTGGCGGTGGACGCTTACCTGTTGGGTGTGATGATATGGTATCCGGTAGGGTGATGATATGGGAATGACGAATCCTGGAATTACGAATTTAGTTAGTTGGTGGGCGCTTGAGGAAAACGGTGGCACAGCCTACGACTCCCATGGAACGAACCACCTGACAGAAAACAGCGGTACTATTCCGAGCACCACTGGCAAAGTAAATTATGGCAGGGATTTTGAAGTCGGAGATACCGAATCATTGATACTTGCCGATAACGCCAGTCTGTCGATGGGAACGGAGCAGAGCGTCACCTTTGGGTTTTGGTGCACTCTTGAATCAAGCGTTGCCAGAGCAAGAACAATCACCAAGTGGGACGGAACGGCAAGTGAATATCTTCTTTCCTTTGAGTCACTTAAGCCAGCGTTTCGTGGCGGTGGTATTAATTTTAATACGGGGGCTGCGTTATCAACAGGAACATGGTACTTCGTTCTTATGTGGTATGACGCAGTGGGGAATACTGCATATATTTCAGTCAATAACGGAGGCGCATATTCGCAAGGCGGGGTTGCTGGTATTCCTGATTCAAACGGTAATTTTCAAATCGGCGGGGGTTCGGCTGGCGAATGGTTTGATGGTGTTTTGGACGAGGTGTTTATTTACAAGCGTGTTCTGACCGATGATGAGCGCAGTTGGCTTTACAACAGCGGTATTGGAAGGCGTTATGCAGACCTTTACGAAAAAAATAATCAACCAGTGTTTTTATCAGACTATGGAGTGATGTAATGGAAAAATATTCTGTTCGCTTGATCGATGTAAGTACATGGCAAGATGATTATGATACTCCTCGCAAGCCAGACTTTGTGAAAACAAAAGAGGCTGGTTTTATGGGAGTCATCGTTCGTGTTGGATACGGTCTTGTAGAAGATAGAATGTTTCGATGGTTCTGGTCAAAAGCCAAGGGCGTCCTTGAGCGTGGGGCTTATTGGTACCTGGATTACTACTCGAACAAAGGGACTGGTTTATCGAACGAAGCCTGGGGGAAGGAACAGGCTGGCGTTTGTTACGATTTACTCAAGGGTGATCCTGGTGAAATTCCGCTCTTTGTGGATTGTGAAAACTACGGCGGCGCATGGAACGTAAACTTTCTCACGCTGAAACCGTATAACGAAATACTTGCTGCTTTTCTCAAAGAGTGGAAACTGTTGTCTGGAACCGAGGCTTGTATCTATTGTAGCCCAGGTTTCTTTGATAACCTGTGGAACTCTGTGAAGAAAATGCGCTTATGGGTTGCGTGGTATACACGTGTTCCAACAACTGGAAGAGTAAAAGAATATTGCCGGCAAAAGGGCTGGCTTGGCGAAATTCTTATGTGGCAGTACGCCAGTGACGGAGACATTGATGACGACGGATCGCCAGACGGAAAGAAACTTGGGTTTGAAACAAGTGCCCTTGATCTGAACGCCTGGCTTGGTACGGTTGAGTCATGGTCAAAGTTCTGTGGCGGCACAACCCCTGTTGTAATACCAACCCCAGAAGATGAAGAGCCGCCACAGCCAATTGAAACAGGGTCTACAAAAGTCGTTTCTGTCAAACGGGTTATCGGTTCTTCTGGGTTGAATGTAAGAAAAACCCATTCTATTTCTGCCCCATTTCTTGATTGGGTTGGAAAGGGCACGTCCCTGTATTTGCTCGAAACGAAAGTGTTACCAGGAGAAATCTGGCACCGAGTAGGGATAAACCAGTGGTGCGCAGAACTCTACAACGGAATAAGGTTAATGGAGTAACGTCATGGAAAATCTATTTGAATTTATGAAGTGGTGGGTAATGCTTGTTTGGAGCGTGGCAGCAGTTACGCAAATTATTGGCGCACTCCAAAAGCCATGGAAGGAATACGACTGGATCAAACTGTGTTTAGGTTTAGTGAGTATATTCTGGGTGTTTTATTATGCACAAAGTACAATCTTTGGTGGCATACTGGCTGCTCACCAAGTATGGGTTAGAACCCCGTTGTTGCTTACTGGCGGGCTTGTTGCTGCTGGTGGAATATATACCCTTACGAGGAGAAAGAAATGAACATCGAACTTATCACTGGCATAGTTGGTATCGCAGGGGCAGTTGTTGCTATTCTCCTCCCATTATTGAAACGCCCGTCTGAAATGAGAAACTTGGACGCCAGCGCAGCGAAGTCATATATGGAGGCTGCAAAACTGGCTGCACAAGAGGCTAAAGAGGCGAAGGCTGATATGAAGGCAGAGTACGAGTTTGCAATAAAAGGTCTTGAGTGTCGTGTTTCGTCCCTCGAGGAAGAGAACTTGATCTACAGGGACTTGGCAGAACGCCGTGGAAAACAGGTAGAGTCTTACGGTGGTATTCCTGCCAAGAAACGAACTAAAGAAGAGATCGTTTTAGAACAACAATAATCAGTTGGTTTATCCTATACATTTATGTGTGGTATAGTATAGTATTCCACATGGAGGCATTGTGAAAATAAATCTAACATCGACACAACTTGAACAATTGAGAGAACTAAAAGAAACAACGAGCACGACATGGGAGGAGATTGGAAAGGAATTTGGCATAAGCGGGGAAGGCGCTCGGGACGCATACAGAAGGGAGTATGGATCAAAGTCTAAAAACGGATCACAAAAAACAGTGGTTGATCCTGACAGTGAAAAAACAGATTACACCCAGGGGGACGGGTTTATAAATATAATCTGTTCTTCAAAGAGAATGTTGTCGAAAGACGACATAATCAACCAGTTCAAAATAGACCTGGACACTTGGGAAATAGAGCGGTTCCGGGTCAGTACGTCAGAGGGGTACCGGAAGGATCGGCAGGTAGAGTGGGACGTGGAGGACGGGCACACTACTCACGGAAGAGTAAGGGATTCTGGTAAGATGTTGATTGTTCCTCTTTACAGAATAGAGGTACGGTTTATCAAGAAAAAAACCGCCGATGCCCACAATGCGATCCGGGATATGATCGAGGATGCAAAAAGGTTTGCACCGGTGTACAAAAAGATCAATTACCCAAAACAAGAAAAAGGCATGTTGTACGAGATCGCCATGTTTGACGTGCATTTTGGCAGGTTGACCTGGGACGAAGAGAGCGGCGATAGTTACGATATAAAACTGGCTACCAAGGCAATAAAGTCCTCTCTTATGAAACTCTTATATTACGTAAAAGAAATGCCTATCGAGAGAATACTGTTCCCGATGGGGAACGACTTTTTCAATGTTGATAATAAATTTAATACGACTACCAACGGTACTCCGCAGCAAGAGGACACCAGGTGGCAAAAAACATTCAGAAAAGGGCGGGAGTTGTGTGTTTGGATGATCGACACCTGCAGCCAGATCGCCCCGGTTGATGTTCTTATTATTCCCGGGAACCACGATCAACAAAGGGCTTTCTATCTGGGGGACTCCCTGGAGTCCTGGTACCACAACAGTAAGGACGTGACGATCAACAATGATGCTATGGGAACAAAGTATTATAGTCATGGGAACACACTACTTGGGTTTACTCATGGCGCAGATATAAAACTTGAGAAACTCCCGTTTATTATGGCGTACGATCAGCCTGATCTTTGGGCAAGTACAAAATATAGGGAATGGCACACTGGTGACAAGCACCACAAGAAAGACCTTATCCCAATGGCAGACGAGAGCAGCGGCATGGTTGTTCGTATAATCAGATCACTCGTTGCGTTTGACGCCTGGACGTTCAACAGCGGGTACAGATCAATAAGGGCGAGCGAGTCATTCCTTTGGAGTAAGGATATGGGTTTGGCTGCCCAATACACGGCTCTACCTGATATGGAGTAGAAAGGAGGATAATATGGCAAGGTTTCTTGACGAACACAAGGAAACGGTAAAGTACGTTCATCACGATGGCGAAGTCAGCACGTTTGCAGAAACGAAGGGTAGGCACAGGGAGTTTTGTCTGTGCCATAATCACTGCAAATTCTTCAAGCCTGGCGAGAAAGATAATTGTGAGATCGCACAACTCAACTTTTCTCTGTGCCTGGCTTACAACGTCACTACCCCAGTGATCGAGTGCCCAGAGTTCGAGTCTGAAGAGTGACATAACCTAATTTTTAGGTGATATAACCTAATTTATAGGTAATGCGGTGTACATGTACACTGCATTACGTTATCAATAAGGATAATAAAGTGCAATAGATTGACCATTATCCGTGTTTTTTGATAATACGGGTCAACATATTGACCATTATTCATTTGTATATTATCGCCAGGATTTCAATGTAGTGACTGTTTCAACATCTGTTGAAATTACGGAGGAGGATTACGAGATTTCAGGTTGACCAGCAGAATAGTACGATAATAATCCAGGTTATAATAATCACGATTTCCTTATTTGGACGGGTTTTGTTTTATGATTTGGCGTCCCGTCACTTTGTCGCTATTAGTGACGGGTTACGAGATTTGATACCGAAGCCGAATTAAACCCGACCTGCAGTTCATTTGTTATTATCATGTAACAAAAACGGCAAAAATGTCACATGATAATAACAGCACGTACGATAATAGACACTTTATGTACATTACCCTATATAGGCGTACAGGCTATATATCGCATTTATAGCCATTTTACGATATGCCAGCCGGATCGTATCAGTTCATCCAATGTATACAAAGTGGCGCAGTTTGTATATATTCGCCAAAAGATGTAAACAAACTGTGCTATAATATTTGTGGGAGTGGGTGACCTCCGCACTCTCTCCCATATTGAAAAGCCCAGCAGCGCTGGGCTTTTTGTATTATGTGCTGTCGTTTACTTTACGTGGATGATCTCGAAAAAGGTGAACTCGATACTTGATCTTGGTTCGTCAGAGTTCTTCGGAGTCCATGGTTTTCCGTACTTGAGTATTCCTTTGATCTCAACCAGGTCACCGTCTTTGTAGTTATCGTTCACATCCTCTGCCAATTCATTCCAGGCGGTGCAGCGAACGTAAGTGTAGACTTTCTTTTTCTCGCCGGTATCTTCGTTTACCTCTTCCCCGGCTGGGGTTGCAATTGAAAAACCCATTACGGCTTTCCCTGTTGGGGTGTACCGAAGGGCAAAATCCTTCTGTATCCAACCAGTTAGAACTTGGTTTATAGGCATGGGGGAGTTCCTTTCTTTCCAAAACGTGGCAGACCCATTCTTACAATAAACTTGAAGTCCTTTCCTGGATCAAGATTGAGATTGTATAGCGCACTGACAACTTCTCTTTCAATAAGAATACCAGGATATCCGATACAAAAAGGAACTTCTCTTTCAAACCGTGCCTTCATTTCTTTTATCGCCTTTTCACGTTCCTTCTTGAACCCGTCCTCTGCAAGGTAGAAGTCAAGGGCTTTATGTAGCCCGACACGATCTTCTCGATCCAGGTGCAAGTTCTTACAGAACCGCTCCAGGGCTACGTGGCACCCGACGTCAACCCGGTACTCGTCCTCACGGGTACAAAAGGCGCCGCCGAGCATAATGTGGGGGTCTCCTTTATCGTCAACAATTCTTCCGTGGACGAAGGTGAACCTGTCGTCTCGGAAAAACATATACCTTATTTCTTTGTGCTTGTACTCTAACAGTTTTTCAATCATTTTTCCTCCTTTATTCCAGCGAATTTTCCATTACCGGGGGGCACATATTCAATCATTATGTTTTCGTAATGGGCTATTGTCTTTTTGAGTTCAACATTTTCTTTTATCAGGCTTTCAACATTCAGGTTCTGCGCTCTTGCGTCCAGTTCAGCCCAATAGTCAATGCCCTTGCCAAACAACTTTATGCTACCGAAATCTACTGTCTGATACATTTTTCCTCCGTTTCAAGTGGTTTCTCTCATACTACAACTTTTTATTTTGATTGTCAAGGGGTTTGGGTATTGACTTTTGAAATTGATTGGAGTACTATGTTCTTGGAGGTTAGAGAAAGGAGGATATATGAACATCATCGAGAAAGCAAAAGAACTTGAGAAGGACTTTGCCAAAACAAGGGAATGGTATCAGAAACGTGGCTGGTTTACGCTGTACCACACAGACTACCGAAAGAATGGGTACACAGACCAGTACGGGTTTGAGCATTGGGCAGATGTCATTGACTTTGAGGTAAAGGTTAAATTCAAGGATTACTTTATTACCGAAAGTTGGGGGAATACTATGCAGGGAATTGTTGTAGAGGACAAGGACGGAAACGAATACCATGAGTCGTGTGACGCTACCGCCAGAAATCAAACATGGGCAGGGAATGGTCATTACAATATGGTCACGTCTTTCAGTGCACTTACCCTACGAGAGGATGGTACAAGGATGGACAAACCGTTTAGGGTGCCGAGAAATTGGTCAAAGGGGATCAACGAGGACGACGAGCAAAGAGATAATTATAAACTACCATAGGAGGAAAAATGAGTAAATGTATTCTGTACGGAGGGATAGCAGATCAAAGGATTTTGGATTTGGGCGACATGTCCCTGCAAGAGATTGTTATTCCAGAACCGGTTATATATAACTTTGCTGCTCGCAAATGTTTTTCGTGCGAGTATACCAAAGGCATGCCAAGACTTACAAAGCATCATTACGAATATTCCTACAAAGACCTCCTGGACAGAACTCACGTGTACTACTACCGGGGAAGTGATCGCCTACGCTTTGTACAGATGATTGGTAGTGAATTTCGCTGGAGTTCCGTTATTGAGCAAGAGGAAAAATACATGAAGGAAATACAGCGGCGGCAAAAAGTAGAAGTCTCCCAGAAACTTATTGACGTCCTCTGTATTCTGAAGAGTAAACAGTACGTCATTGAGTGGATCGAGCACCCATTCCGTACTGGTGATTACTATAGCCGTGGGATAGTTCTTGCTGTGAATATATTTGAGGAGATCAACAGTGAAACCAAGTGAAATATTGTTTGATCTTGGCAGACCAGTTGCGTTTTACCCTGGGCTTCGGAAGATAACCGGCAGCGCTACGGCGACAATACTTCTCTGCCAATTCCTTTATTGGGTAGGTAAACAGGCGAATAAAGACGGATGGCTATACAAGACCGTTTTTGAAATAGAAAATGAAACCAGCCTGTCTTACGAGGAACAAAGAACTGCACGCAAGAAACTGGTGAACGCAGGACTGCTTGTTGAAAAATACAGAAAAATAGATCACGAAATGTGGTACAGGGTAGAGATTGATGTACTTGACGAATTATGGAGCGCCTTACGCAATCCCCGAGATGGGGAATCCCCATCTCGGGAGATGGGGAATGACCATGTGGCGAACAAGGGAATCCCCATGTCGTTAATAAGTAATACAGAGAATACTACAGAGACTACAACAGAGAATAATCTATCTGCTGTCGCAGAGACCCAGTACGAACCATTCAATAACGAGGCTGATCTACCCCAGTCTTTTGTTGACGAGTACAAGCCCAAGAAGTTTTCAGACCCCAGGTTTGGGCACGTGGCTTATTCGGCGTTCTATTCCGTGACGAACCGGAAACCGAACAAGGCGATTGTTGATCTTATTATCGAGATCATTGGGGACAGTCCAGATATGCCGATGCTGAAGAAGTGCTACACAGAATGGATCGCCAGGGGATATAACCCACAGGCGTACAAATGGCTTGAGTGGTACCGTGATGGTATTCCTGATCCGATCAAGAAGAAGAATGAGCCAAGAGGTTGGGTTCCCGGGGCAGACAGTAAATACCATGACATTATCAATCGGTGAAATTGGCAAACTTTGCCACTTGACAAGCATTTCAAAAAGTTGTACTATGCTCTTACGGAGGTGATAATGAATATTTTCTACACAATTAGGAACTGGTTTAGTAATCTCTGGCGCAGGTTCTTTTGGATCAAGCCCAGGCGTCCTCAAAAGACTCTCTTGAGTCACCTCTCAATGCCTGCTTACGAGAGGGGTAAAGAGGACAAACACACAAAGATCAAGCGGAAGATGGCAGAGAAATCCCGCAGGATCAATCGATTGTACGCACAAAGAAAAGGAGGATAGATGTTTACTATAAAGACAGTAGAAAAACTCGAGTTATTGTACGGCAAGAAAAAGGTTCTGGCTGACCGGATACGCCAGAAAGAACAGTTGAAAGAAACTGTTATTTCCCAGGAAATCAAGGATAAGTGGGCTGAAATTGACGAAGAATTTGTCACAAAGAACGAGGAATTTGCCCAGGGGATTGCCGCTCTCGAGGAAGAGATCAAGAGGGAAGTCCTCTTTGCTGGCGTCAGTGTAAAGTCGACTCACCTCCAGGCGGTGTTTGCAAAAGGGCGCACGTCTTGGGACGGAAAAGCGCTCGAGGGTTACGCCACGGCTCACCCGGAAATCGAGAAATTCAAGACGGTTGGTGATCCAACTGTATCAATCAGAGAAAATAAAGGAGGATAAAGTGGTAGAACACAAGTCAGTGTACGAGGCAATTCAAGCGGTTTACGGCGAGGTGGGTTATGTGCAGAAAGAAGAAAACAGAAACCTGAACTATACCTTTGCGAGCGAGGCTGGTTTCATTCGGGCGTTGCGCCCGGCGTTCATTACCCACGGGTTGATTGTTCGTGTCGTAAACATGGGCGTAGTTCAACTTGAGAACTACGAGACCTC